CATACCATCTGTTGCACCAGAAACATTATTAACTACTTCTACTGTTGCAATTTGAGAACCTGTACCTGTGTTTGGAGTTACTCTTGTATTTCTTAAACTTTCTCCAATTATTGAAACACCTTCTCTTATTCTCATTGGTAAAGTTTCTTTGAAAGTACCGTTTTTAAGTCTGATTATATCTCCTGCAACACTCTTAATTTTAAAGTTTAAAGTGTTAGAACCACCAATTCGTTTATAAGTGAAAGCGTCAACAGATTTCTGTTCGCTTGTAGCAACGGTAACTTTTTGAGAAGTTCCACCACTTACATAAGTATGAACAAAACCTGATTTGTCAGTACCAAAAATATATGTATTTGCGTCAACTACATTATAAACTTTAAATACTCCTGAACTGAATGTAGTATCAGGATATGTTTTACTTCCTTGTGTACAAGACAATAATATATTTTCTACTTTAACTAAATCATTATTTGCTAATCCGTGTAGAGTAGATGTAACTGTAATAAGTCCTGTTAAATTATCATAGACAACATTACTAATAGCTTTTGAACTACCAACATTTGAAGTTGTTGCTAATCTAACTGTACCACCACTAACATAAGTATGATTAATATTACTTGGTGGTAAAAAGAAATTTAATTTTGTAGTTGATGATGTTGATACAACAGGATAAATTCCTGAATAAGGTGCTTGTGGATAAACTTTAGTTCCAAATTCACAAGTTGATTTAATTCCAAATATATTAACTGTATCACTTGCTGATAAACTATGTGTTGCTGTAGTAATAACTGCTTTACCAGTTGATATATTATAAACAAAACCTGTAACTGCTAATCTAGTGTTATCAGCTTTAACAATTTCACCTGTTCCTGCTACATAAGTTTGTGCTGTAGAACTTGTTCCTATATCAACTTGGAAACTAGTTGTTGTTAAACCTGCTGCTTCTACTGCAAATGCTGTAGTCGTTGAAATTATAGGATATGTTTTATTTCCTGAAGGACAATTTACTAGTAAATCTCTTACTTCAATTAAATCTCCAACACTTCTAGCGTGAGGAATTGCTGTAGTTACATCTCCACCTGTAGGACCAGTAAAACCTATAGAAGTGCCATCAATTCTAACGCACTCATCTATAATATGATTAGCTGAACCATTAACAATATCTACTACTGGAGAACCAGATTTAGTATTAACTCTATAAAGTGATGGACCGCCAATTTCTGGATAAGTTTTTGCACCGTTAGCACAAGTATAATTTAAACCCCATAATCTTACTTTATTAGTTGCTAATAATCCGTGAGCAGCCGAAGTATGAATTGTAATAACACCTGAACCGTGAGTATATGGAGCGTTAGTTATTGTTAAAGTACTATCATCTGCTTTTCTAACTGTACCACCACTTATATAAGTGTGAGCTAAAGTTGAAGTACCCATTTGAATTTCAAACGTACTTGCTGTTAAATTATATTGACTAACTTCAAATTCTTTTGAAGAATAACCACGCACATTATCATAATTGTCTTGCGTTCCGCCAACACCACCTGATATATCTTTTATTTCTCTAATGGAACTTTTCTTTGCGTGTTTAGCAGCATATGCCAATGTTTTATAAGGCATACTTTCTGTTCCTGCTGAACCATCTACACCTGATGGAGAAACCCATAGAATATTTTTACCTGAAATTCCAGCCCATAAAATATCTGAACCGTCATTAGTTAATACTGCACCTGGAAGACCTAATGCTAATCTAGCAGTACCACTATTGTCCTGCGTAATCATATCACCACGAGCTTGTAATACAGCACCAGAGTCACCTAAAGCAAGTCCTTGCCAAACTGTACCGTCTGTACCTGGTTCTATATTAAGAACTTGGTCTTTTAAATTAACATAAGAATTAGAAAGATATCTAACTGTTTCACCAATATTATAAGTTGTAGATGTACTATAAGCACCTATCCATTTAAATCCTTCAACTACTAAAGACCAATAAGTTGTATTAGTTGCACCAGTAGCTTGTGCTGGTCTTTGACTTTGAGCGTCTAATACACATACATAAGAATTACCACCATACTGAACTGTATCACCAGTTTTGTATAATGTTCCGTGTGTATAAACTCCAACAGCTTTGAAACCTGTTGTAACTACATCCCAATAAACTTTGTTTGACCTATTGTAAATGAAGTTTGAAATATTTTTATCTTGACTTGTAGTATAGGTAATTTTTTGTGAAGTACCACCACTTACATAAGTATGAGCAATTGCTGATTTATCAGTAGCAACAATATATGTACTTGAATCAGGCACATCATAAACTTTAAATATTCCTGAACTGATTGTACTATTAGGATATGTTTTCTGTCCTGTTGAACATTCAACTATTATACCATCTAATTTAACATATTCATTTCTACTTAATCCGTGAGTAGCAGATGTTATTGTAATAAGTCCTGTTGCATTATCATAACTAAAATTAGTAAGAGCAGTTGAACTTCCAACATTAGTTGTTGTTGCTAATTTAACTGTACCACCACTAACATATCTATGGTCAATATTACTTGGTGCTAAAAATACACTTAATTTTTTATCACCGTTTTGTGTTTTAACAGGATAAATTCCTGAAAAAGGTGCTTGTGGATAAACTTTAGTACCATAAGCACAAGTTGTTTGAACTCCAAATATATTTACGGTATCACTTGCTGATAATCCGTGTGTTGGTACAGTAATTACTACTTTACCAGTTGCTATATTATAATTAAAACCTGAAATTGCTAATCTAGTATTATTAGATTTAAGAACGGTACCACCACTAACATAAGATTGTGCAACAGTACTTGTTCCTAAATTAATTTGGAATTCAGTTGCTGATAAATTAGTTGCCTCTACTGTAAATTCTGTATTAGTTGAGTGTATTGGATATGTTTTATTTCCTGAATCACAGGATACCGTAATATCTCTTACTTCAATTAAATTTCCAACAGTTCTTCCGTGAGCAGTTGATGTAGTAATATCTCCACCTGTTGATTCTTGTACAGCTGGAGTTCCAGGTGTTTGTCCAGTAGCTTCATCTGCTTGAACATAAACATAAGAATATCCTCCGTAAGTTACTACATCACCTTTTTGGTAAAGTGTAGCAGCGTTATAAGAATCTTCAAATTGTAAACCTTCAGAATAAACTGTAAAATTTTCTTGTGTGAAATCTGATAAAGTACCACCCGAAGTATGAGCAATAATACATTTATATTGATATGCACCAAATTTAACAACATCATCTAATTTGTAATATGTACTAACTGTGAAGTCGCCTTTAAATGCTAAACCTTCACTATAAATTGTAAAGTTTCCTAATACGATATTAATATCTCCACCAGACGCTGATGTATGTTCAGTAGTACATCTATATGTTCTACCACCGTATTTAATTAGGTCGTTTAATTTGTATTGTGTTGAAGAAGCATACTCACCTTTAAAAAGAATACCATCACTAAATTGTTCAAATTTAGACTGGTCTAAAACTAAACTTGATGATGTATGTTGAGTAGTAGTACGGTATTGTTTACCACCATAAGAAACTAGGTCGTTTAATTTGTACCAAGTTGCGTCAGCATATGCACCTTTAAAGTAAAATGACTCTTGGTGTAGTTGCCAGTTTGTAGTGTAAGTTGCTGGAGTTGTGTAAAAATCTGTTTCACTAGCTGGTGATGTATGGTTTTTAATACACACATAAGCATTACCACCATATTTAACAATGTCATCAATGACATAGCCAGTTGTTCCTGCCCAATCACCTCTCCATTTAAATTTAAGTCTACCTAATTTGAAATCTGCCATTTTTCTCTCTTTTTACCTACTAATTTTGTCCATATTAGACAGCACTTTGATAAGTTGTTGTATTAACAGACGCTGTTAAATTTTCAAAAGTATTAAAGTCATCACTTGCTAACTTTGACCTGTCTACTATTTGATTTGCTCTTCTAACCAAATCCCCACTAGTACTATTTATAAGAAAAGTAGTTGTGGTATCATCTGAATATTTAATTTGTTGGTACCTATCACTATCGTTATTATAGTATCTTTTATTAATTTGACCAACCACAATACTAGCACCTGTCGCTGGAATTAATACGAAATTTAGTGATGTACCACCTGTCAATGTATAAGTTGAATATGCGTCTTGTCTAACACCATCTGAAAATACTGCTATTCTTGTTTCATTTAAAACTGGTGTTGTTAGTGTAAATTGTTTAGTAGAACCATCACCTGTGAAATATTGAACTTCAAACATCTCTAATCTTTCTTCAAGGTAATCTCCTTCATCTCTAGCAACACTATCTGATTTACCATCTTCATAGTACTTTGATACTTCTATCAGTTCAGAACCTACGTTAGGATTTATAGAAGATAGATAACACATACCTTCCGTAGTACGTCTTATACCATTGAATACTTTTAATTTCTTTATTGATGTTGGGATTATATATGCCATTTATTTCTCTATATTTATTTATTAAGTGATTGCTAAAATACTTGCTACTGCCTCAACATCAACAGAAGTTGAATCAGGAGAAGGATCAGCGACCACTCTTAATACGTCATTGTTCTCCAAATTTACTGGTTTATCTAAAGTTAATGTATTACCAGCAGGAACTTCTAAATTTTTACCTATATGCCTAAATGTCGTTCCACCATCAACAGTAACTTTTACATTAACTCTTGCTGTACTGTAAGCACTTTTATTTGAAATATATAATGCGTGAATTACAGCAGTTTCAGTACCGCCTGCTGTATATAAATCTCCTGAGGAATTATCTAAAACCCCTACACTAATTCCTGCATTTTTAAATGATGATGGCATAATTTTTTATAATCAATATTATGAACCAAAAACTACAGAATATGCTAATGCGTCATCCGAGGTACCAATAGTACCTGAAGTATTAGGTAATTTTAATATTCTATCACCTGTTGGTTCTTCTACTGATAAAGTAGTTTCAAAAGCATTTTCTAAATTTCCTTCAAATATAAAATTTGATCCGTTCATAGTAATATCTCTATTTGTAATAGAACCATTACTAGTTGCGTCTTGCAAAGTTACCGAACCTGCACCACCAATCTCTTTAACTTGACCAGTTGATTTTTTTATATAAAATTTACCATCTGTTACATTAACAGCTAACTCTCCAATATCCATATTATTTGAGTCTGGAATACGAGTTGCTACTTCTGTACGATATGGTTTAATTTTTGTTGCCATTGATTACTTTTTCCTTTTTAATTTTGCTCTAAATTTTATTCTATTTACTAATTTAAATTTTGACATTCTTCTATCTAATTCAATTCCCATTCGTCTACCGATAGACTCTAATTGTATTTTGGTTTTCTTCTTTAAATCTTTTAATGATACTGTTTCTTGTTTTATGATAGGATCGTATGATTTAACGAGCCATTTATTTATTTTTTTTATCCAATTAAACATTAGAAAGTTCCTCCATCTACTGTGGTTACTTCAACGTCACCAGATGTAACTGTAAAATTATCAGTAGAAAAAGAAGCAACACCAATGTTTGATGTACTTGCTAATTCTCCAACAATTTGCAATTTATTACCAGTAGCAATAGTATTAATTCCTTCTCCTGCTAAAAATTCTAAAACACCACCGACTCTTACTTGTCCTTGTGTTGAAGTTTCATCAGCAAAATATAAAGGATCAGCAAGTTTATTACTTGCAATTGAACCTGATAACATAGCACTTGTTACACCTAATGCTTTAACTCTTATTTGGTCACCTGCAACTTCAATTGAACTATTGTCAGGATTTGTATCTATCGTATTACCATCTTTAACTAAACCTGCACCTGCAGTAATTTGACCTGCACCAGAAAATTGTGATACATCTAAATCAGTTGTTCCAAATGTTGGAGCACCTGTATGTGTAAATGTATAACCGTTATTTGAACCGATAGTACCTTCTTCTACAAATACGAAAGCACCACCACTTAATTCAGATGGTTGGTCTTCTGGAGTTGCTCTTGTTAATACATAATCAGTTGAACCATCACCAACAGTTGAAAGTACGTAAATACCGTTTTCGCTAGCGTCTGTTTGGTCTTTAACTAAAATTCTAGCACTAACACTTGGTGATACATCATCAACTGAAAATGCACCGTTAATATCTGCTGTTAATGTTGCACCGACACCTGCTGTTCCATTATTATAAGTTGCTGATAAATTAGCAGTTGTTGCTACTAAACAAGATGGTTTAGTATCTAACCCTTGAGCAACTTGGTCAACGTATGCTTTGTTTGCAACTGATTGATTTTGAAATCCTGCTCTATCTTCATAACCACTTGGTAAGATAACTGTACCTGTTCCGTGTGGTGTTAAATTAATATTTTTATTTGCTGCTGTTGTTGTAACTGATTGACCGTCAATTGTAATGTCATCAATAACTAAAGAAGTTAATCCTGCAATATCTGTTTCAGTAGCACCTAAAGTTAATACCGAACTACCTATTGTTGTTGTAGGATTTGCTAAATTAGCATTTGATATTCCTGCACTACCTGATAAATTTGAATCTGTTAATGTGTTTGCCTGAACTTCTACATTGTTATCGGTAACAACTGTATCCATACCTGCGCCACCAGCGAAAGTTAATGTTTCAGCTGTATTGTATTGGTCTGTTCCTGTATCACCTGCTAAATCAATATATTGATTAACAGTCATAAACTCTAAATTACCAGCACCGTCAGTTTTTAAGAACTGACCAGCAGAACCATCAGCGCCTGGTAATGCAAATGTTGTTGTAGCTGATAGTGAGTTAGGAGCTTTAAGTCCTACAAAGTTTGCACCATTATTTGTGCCTTCATTAAATTTTACTGTTCCACCTACACTAGTAGAATTACCTACAATGAATTCGTCTATTGCTTTATTTGAATCTACTACTACAGCACCGTTTCCTGTTAATGCACCTTGTACGTGATCCAACATTTCAGCGAAATATTGTCCGCCGATAACTGATATATTATTTGCGTCACCATTTCCATCAACTCCACCTTCCCCAATGAATAATCTATCTCCTAGATTACCTTGAGTTCCTGTTCCATAAGTAAATGCTAATTCCCCAAGTTTTAATGTTGCTGGTGCTGAAGTACTTGTTGAACGTTTTATCTGTATTACTGTTGCCATATGCTATTTTTTAAAAACTCCCACAATTAAATAATAGTGTTCCTGTTGTTGTAACTATTTCCGTTCTGGTAACAAATTTACCATCACTTGCTCTATATTGTATCATAGCGCCATCATCTAAATTAGTTGTTTCAACATCACCAAGAAGAGCGAATTTTAGGGAAGAATTTTGTACTGCGACAGTAGATGGTAAAGTTACCGAAACCGATTCTGGACCATCTCCAGTATTTACATTAATATTTGCTGTTGTTGTAGTTTTGTTACCTACCGTAGCTGTAATATCTGCCATACAATATCTCTCCTTTGAATATTTATAATAGTATATTAGACAGTAACCTGTGGTCTTACGGTTATAATGCCTTCAATAACTCTAGTAACATTAGCACCAGAAGTAATTTCAAGGTCGTACACATATCTCTCAGCATCCAAAGCACTTGTTTGGGTTGCTGTTAATGAGAGAGTAACTACTCCTGTAGTAGCGTCTGCCGCTATTGAAGTAGTCATATTAGTTCTTGTTCTTGTGGAAGCAAAACCTTTAGCCAGCTTCGCCGCTGCCGTATAACCAGTCAGGTTAAACGGATTACCATTAGCATCCTTTACAGTTACGTCTGAACTAAAGGTTGCGCCTTGGTCTATGGTTAAGTTAGCTATTGCTGCCATTATTTTTTCTCGGATTCTGGTACTTCTTTTTTAATCAATTTGACTATTTTTTCGTTATAATATTTAGTTAAAACATCTATCTTTTCAATCTCAAT